GCACCTCCTACACCATGTTTTCTTAACATACATTGTTCTCTGTTACAGTGTGGCTTCAACCAATCTTGATTACATCTATATGGATAATCTTTTTTCTCTCTTGATTCTATAACTTTGTTTACTTCGTTGTACCCTAGATTAGGATTGAAAAATTTTTTATTGTAGTCACCTGTTTTATCTTTCCACTTATCACCGTGCGCTAGTTTTATATATCTAGTCATGTCTAACATAACTTCGTTACGCATGCTCTCTTCAACACCAAACCTAGATAGAGTTTGTAAACAGGGAGGTCCTTCTTTAAACCATTCTCCACTGTCTCCTTCATCTATGTTTGATTTTAATTTTTTTAGTTGAGATAAAGATACTTTACTTTTTTCGTATAGATCAAAAAATTCTTGTATTGTTGCTCCCTCACCATTTGGTTTTATCATATATCTTTCTGTGTTTTCTGCTTTGTAATACGGTAGGTTAATCCAACTACCTGCTGAACCTTTATCTAAATCTATGTATTTTTGTACAGGAAAAATTTTATCTGGCTTACAACTACCAAAAACATTTTTTATGCTGTGTAACTTTTCTCTTAGAAGTAAAGCTTTTACAGGTTTGTCAAGAAAAATATATACGTGTATGCCACCACTTTTTGACTTGAAAGGTATCAAAGGAACATTTATACTTTCGAGTTTTTTAAATAATTCTTTGTAGTCTGGCTTGTAATCATCTAAGTCTACAGCTCCCCATGTACACTCACTATTTTTATTTATCGGACAGATACCTAAACTATCTGCCATAGTTGTTTTCTTGTTTGGTAGTTTTACTTCAAAAGATTTACCTTCGTAATGTGCGCTCCACATCTCAACTGTGTGAGGATAGTTTGATGTAAAAGATCTACCAGATCTTTTTTCTCCATTACCATCTTCTTCTTTGTCTATAATGTGGTAGCCAAATCTTTCTTCTAACCCATTAAATATATTTCTAAACTTTTCTACACTCATAAAAATTCTTTGGGGGCGGATCCAGTCTCCCATCCCCGCCCCTTTATCTTCCAGTGGAAGTCTTTAGTACGGTGAATCGGATTTGGATTCTTGTTCTCCGTGTTTTACTTTAACCTCGCCCTTTGAAACATTTGCTCCAAAGTCTTTGGCTATTTTGTAAATACCCGGATCACTGATTGGACCAACTCTAGCTACATCCCAACCAAACCAAGTGCCCTTGTCGTTAGACTGTTGCACAGTTTTTAGTTTATAAATATGGCTATATGTTGGCGGTGTGAACATACCGTTTTTACCTTGCATCTTCAAACCCATCATCATTGAGTTCCATTTTCTACTCACTTTTAATTGAGTAGCTTTCATAGATATCAACGCTGTTGTTGGATTGTCTCCAAGAATAACTACGAAGTGACTCGCTGTGTTTTCAAGATAATTACCGTTTGGTAATCTGTCTTTGTTAAACTTGTCTCTTGTAGTTTGTGGTACGTCATCTCCAGCTTCGTATATTTTTACTGGAGCACCTTGGCTCTCACCTCTATCTTGCCATTCGATATACTGTCTCTTGTAGTGTACCGGAACGACATCTATCCCCTTTACGCCATCATAAATCTCGTTTGTCACGGTATTTATAATCATGCCAGGTTCTGCCCCCTC